CCAACCCGGGGTTAGGGGGGGATTCGAACCCCCTCGTTTTTTACTTTACACTACAGTAATACGCGTCACACCCCCGGTAACAGACGATCCAAGAGAAAAGAGACTTCGATTTAAGAGAAGTCCAAAGCTCTGTGCTATATGGTTAGCACTACCTGCCAGATTTACACTGGTCATTTATCCCTTCGATTTAAGTGGAGGGAAAAACACTATACGTTATCGTACGTACTACGCCGCGGAACCTGCCGCAGGTGTAACCCATGCCATCAGCATCTCGAACGAAGAACGGTTGAAATAACCGTCTCCGTTTTGTAAAGACGCTAGTAAGGCTTGAATCTGACTGCGTATTCCTACAGTTGCATCATCGACGCGTTGCGTCGCATTTGCCACCTCGGATGCAGTTGGTCTCAACTCTTCTTCGGTCTCAATGATTCGATTTTTCGTATCAAAAGACTTCATAAGAGCCTCGTATATCGGTTTCAGTACCGGCGAGTTAATATACACCCGGAACCCTGCTTCTGGGAACCGCTGGTTTTCTGTCACAGCAGCAGAAAGCACATTTGCAAATTGATTACGAACAGTATCTCTTGCAGCCTGCGTCTGAAACAGTTCTCCTAAAGAGGAGACACACAAATTAAGCAACGTTACGGGCTCTGCCCATGCCGTTGCGAAGTACTGATATTGGCTTGGAATGGTCACTGTGTACGGCATCTTCGTCAGAATCATCAAACGAATCCAGATCGGCGAACTTCTCCGGTCTATGACGATTTTTCCTCTCAATCACCTTATCCTTACCAACATTATTTCTTCTTTTTGACCTATATTTTTCAACAGCCTTTGAAGCCGGCACCGAATCGACGAATTCGTCAACCACGCCTTCGAAATTTTCGACGTTCGGGTCTTCATGGGCTATTATTTTCTCCCTTAAACCTTTCGTGACTATATTATTAGCACAAATCGATACTGACGTAACCTCCAAAGCTAAAGGTTGCCAGTCATCCTCGATTCTAATCCCCTGCAGACGAGTGAAGACTTGCCATGGTTTTCTCTTTGCATCAACGGCGGTGATGAAATAATTTGGTGTCAATTTAAATTGAAACCTCTTATCCTTAACCGCACCTCTGTAAGTCCCAATGATAGCTTCTTTGCTGTTCGTGAGCCTTTTATCTAGAAAGCTAATACTAACACCACCTCTAACGCAGCCGGGAAGCATCCACTCACCAGATACAACAATACCTACCACACCAACGTATCTATAATCCTTAAATGGCACATCACGCAAAAGATCTATATCACACATAGACTCAGCACCTTTAACAGATATAACGTCACGCGTGGATATAGAAACCGTTTTTAACCTTGTAAAGGCTTTAGGCGCAATTTCCTCGAATTTGGTTAAAGCCAAAAAGTCGGAAACCTTCGGTTTTGACGGTACCATATCCATCGTACAACACTTCAAACAAAAAGAGTTCTAAACAATCTCTTATCAGACAAATATTTAACAATACTACAAAAAGCAAACGACCCATTAACTGCGGTCTTATGGACCTCAGCAATTGCATCATTCAACTGACCAAAATATGCACAATTTCCCAGCGACGATGAGACGTCAGCGAGGGACACACGAAACTCCTCTAAATGATCTAAATCCTTAATATGTTTACAGCCTAATTTTGATATAAGTTTCAGAGGGTCATAGTACACTATAGCACCCTTGTCGTGGTGAATAATATACCTACCACAAAAGTAACCGTAACGTTTCCTGTACAACTTCGCCTCAAAATTCCACATTAGATTCGCACCCGCCTGAATATCGGGAAGGTCCAAACCTCTCGGAATATAAATTACACTGTCGTCTCCACAAAATGCGGCTTTAATCACTTTCTCCATCGGAACCATCGTACACAAGCACGCAGCGATGATAACAGTATTCCCGATGAAAGTGGAGACATCTCCACTCTTCCGTTGATACCACAAACACGTCTTTATTCCGGCAGTGTAATCCTTGAGAGTCGTTTTCCTGTGACCCTGCTTCCACACTTCTTCCAAAAACTTGTCTATTCCAAGTCGTTCCCAAATAGCGTACTCGACTGCGCAGTGAAACTCGCCTTGAGATTTGTCGTACTTAGAGATATCAAGTTCCAAAACTTCCATCTCCTCCCTACTGTCAAGATCTGAGAAAAACTCCTGAATTTGCTCAGGTGTCTTCCTTGTATAGAAGAGGAATTTCGTACTGTCGATTCTCTCAAGAAGCATTCTCGTCATTTCAGAAAACATTGGACCAAAAATAGCATTGATTTGTTTCGAATGATGCACGATCGTCTGTAAAGCAGGATACTCATCCTGAATACTCAAATCGAGCTTTTGTTTCGGTTGACACTTAATCATATGCTTATATTGATCAACAGCAGGCAAGTCAATAAAGTCGTAATTCGCGAGTTGACCAATAGTGCTCGTTTCCTGCTTCTGCATCCATCTACTGAAAGCGTCGGTTGACATAACTATCGAATCCGCGCAACTTCCCTTATCAATTGTGAAACTCTGGAAAAACTTCTCAGCTACAAAACTGGCAGTGTCTTCGATATCAATCGTTCCGGTCAGGTCAGGGGCATTCATATTGCGTTTGAT